GCTTGTCATGTTGAATCTTTCCGCAACGCTTTTGAACTTCTTTGATTTGTTTATATTCGTTGCATTTATCCGTTCATTTGCTCCGGATTTGTATATCAATCAAAGCGATTCAACTTTGGCTTTGATTTTGTCGATTAAATCGACATTCTCATCGTGTTTTTCTTTTTCCATTTTCTTTTGTTTTTCTGTTTTTTGTTTTGGTTGTGTAGAATCTTGTAAAGAAACAGATCGTTTTTGTGTGTTTTCTTTTTGTGCGTTTTTGTTTCATTTTTTGTTTCCTTGTCTTCATGCTTCCGCCCTTGCGTCCGAAAGATGAAGATCATTTCAAAGAATTATCATTGCCCTTCCGAGTTCTTTCGAAATCCCTTGCACATTCGAAATCTCGTCATTGATTCAAAGATTGATTATTGCTTCGAAGAACTTCAAACGTTTATCATCGTCCTTGATTGTGTTTGCAATCTCCAACAATCTTCAATCGAATCTGAATCATTTTCTCATTTGTTATTCGACAAGGATAAATTCTTCTTTTTTGAGAGGTTTGTCCTCAACCTTCAATTTGAAGTGTTCATTCAATTCCGCAAGATAGAATCTTCAACAAACCTTCAAGCATTCCTTGATTCTTCAATCCGGCAAATAAGCCATGAAGTTCAAGTTGTTGCCCTTTGTTGTGATTTTGATCATGTTGCTTGTAGTAAAGGGGATAAAAGTTCGAACTCCGATTTTTAATTTGCTTGATGAGTTGAGACTCAATGTGTGTAGTGGAAGGAAGTCAAGCATTTGAAAAAAAATCGTTGAGTTTGAACACAACGATTTCAATGGTGTTAAGATGAAGAAACTATTGTTTATTTTCTATTGACATTCTACAAAAGCGGTCAAGTATTCAATAGAAAATAATTTTGCTTGTAGTTTTCCCAATTCAACTCCGGATCGATTCCGTTGTGTTGATATAAGCATATTGATATTTTTTTATTTTGCAAGAAAAAAAACACTTTTTTTTAATAAAGTTTTAAAACCGCATAAATAAGCAAAAAATTCAAACTCGATTTTTTATTTTTTTTAAAAAATTATTCTCTTATTTTTTATTTATTATCAAATAATAATATAAAATTTATAAAAAAATAATTTCTTGTTAAATATAATATAATAATATTATTTATATATAATATATTTATATAAATATAAATAGGAGTTTTTTTATAAACTTTCCGCATTCCGCCGTCGTTTTCAAAGTTTTGTTCGTTTTGTTCGTTTTGTTCGTTTCGTGAGTTTTCTCAATTCTTCCGTCGTGTTTCTTTCGTGATTTTGATTTTGTTCGTTTTGTTCGTTTTGTTCGTTTCTCGACTTTTTAGGCATTTGATTTAATATTTCGTTTACGATAAATGCAAAAGTTGAGAACAAGCTCTCAATTTAATTGTTGGAATATGTGTGTAAATTTCAGTTGAATGAATTGAAGAATGTCAAAGCAACAATTGAACTTCTCTCAAATTTGCTCCATTTTCAAGAAGCGTCGTTGCGAATGTGTGGCGAAATGAATGCAAAGTCAATCTTCTTTTTGGATCAATTCAAATTTTTGTTTTATAATTGATTAAAATAAAATAAACGCTTCATTTTGAAAGTTGGCTTCAATGTTTAGGATAAGCAACAGAACGGAAAACAAAATCATTTCAATCGAATCAAAATTCTTTTGAATATAAATATTTTAATTCAAGTGCGAGTTCTTTTATTCTTGATTCTTTATCGAAATAAACTGTTCTTGCTCTTGCTTTCTTTCCAATGAGTTGGAATTGATCATCACAAAGCAATTGCTCAAATGTGAGATTCAAGATCTCCGTCCTTCTTAATCAAGTATAATAAGCAACACGAAAAAGAAGTGAATCACGGATTCAAACAATTCTTTTTTCGTTCTGTTCTGCAACTTCAAAAAACTGTTTGATCTCATCATGAGACAAAACGGAAATGTTTTCCCTTCTCTCAATGTTTCAAACTTTCATGATTCAAAAATCTGTTGCAATAAATTTGTTGCAATAGCACCATTTGAGAAATGTTCTTATAATTTGTTGGTGCTTCACTATTGAATTATGAGACAATTTCACTTTTTTTGCGAGACTTCTTCATCGTCTAAATTCATTCGTCTCCATAAATTCGGAATAATCAACAAAATCGTCAAATGTTATCTCTTCAACGTCAACGATCCTTGAATATTTTGTGAACATGAATTCATGAAAACGTCTCAATGCTCATTTATCACAACTCCTTGAATTTTGTGATATTCTTTGAACATAAATCCTATATTTAATAAATTTTTGAATTGCAATATCGAGTTCCATTTTATAATCAAAAAAAATATAAATAATCTCAACTCGATATTTTTCCTCCGGCTGTCTGTTTTAAACATTGACATTTTTAAAATCAAGCCAAAAAATAAAAAAATAAAAAACTCTTGAATTTATTTGATATATTTATAATATGAAGTCGTAGTGAAAGGAAAAAATTGAGACTCAATCATTTATATGATTGAGATTTTGCGTTATAATGAAAAAAAGTTTTGCAAACACAAGAGAAATCGAAGCATTCTTTGAACAAAGAAGAATAAGAAACGAACAATCAAGACTCAATTATTATAAAGCAAAAACAAGGCTTTATATGTCAAAAGTGAATCAAGAGGCTTGAATGCTCGACAAATATCTTAAAAAATATGAAAGATATAAAATCGCAAATGCGAACAAATGCGAGCGTGAAAAAAGACACGCAATAGCAGAATTTGAGAAACAAATCAAAAAAGGAATCGAAACAACAAAGTTTTGAAATCGTTCGATCAAGATAAAATGAAAAAAATCAATCACAAAAAGCATGGCAAAGGAAGAATTTCAACTTCGGTGCAAAATTTCTCGTGCTAATGATGATTGAATCGTTGAAGAGATCACAACATGAAAGAAAGTTCATCGGAGAGAAACACAATGATGACACTTTGTTTCTGCTTCAATAAATCAAACTTGTTTTGATGAAAACAACGTTCGACCACAATTTTGACGATCCAATAAACAAATGAGTTGATGAGACTCAAAGGCTTTGAAGATCAAGGAACAATACAGAAAAAATTTAGTGAAAAAAATCGGAGAAGAAGCAGTTCAGAATCTCGAACGAGTCGAAAAATATTGAAAAAATGCTCTCATTAAATCATGAAGAACACTTTTTTCCGAAATATTTAAAAAATATCAAGCATTAAATGATGAAATCTTTGCAAAGCACCCTTGACGAGATAGGAATGCAAGCAAAGACGAATCATGGAAGAAACGAAAGGAATCACAATCCTAAAAAATCGGAAATTCCGACTTTTTATATTTCAAAAATACTTCATCATGAAAACATATTGCGGAATGTTTTATTCAAGACAAAAGCAACAACATTTATTTGAATATTTCAACACATTGGAAGAAGTTCAAAACTTTATGAATGATTATTCAGATTTGGAATTGTTGAGTCTTCAAAGAATATTTAAAATTTAACAAATAAGATCCATGAAAAAGACAGAAATGCGGATTGCAACAACACGCAATCATGATCATTTGGAAACAAACACTCGATATTGAGATTTTGACAGAGTCTCAAAAAAGATCCGGATTTTTTGCAAAATGTATGATCAAGAACTTGTTTCAATTGTCAAATATTACGGATAAAAGACAACAAGGAAGAAAACAAATCGGAAAGAAGGCTGTTTTCATGGAAGTATAAAATATGAAGATAAAAGAAAAAGATCCTCTTAACGCAACGCCATGAGAATCCGAACTCATGTTCTGTGAGAGTCAGACTTCCTTGAAATTATTATTTATTAGTCAGATTTATTTATTTTTTTATAAATTATCATGTCAACAATAGAAGAAGCAAAAAAAGATATTGCAGAAACAGAAAATGAAATAGAAGACTTAGAAAGAAAGGCTATAGCAAATCCTAGACTTGCTAGTTGATATAGAAATATGATTCAAGAAAGGAAAGAATTTATAAGAAAATTAAAAGAATATTATAGGATAGATTAGTCAGATTTATTTTATTTAATTATTAAGAGATATGAAATTCAGAAAAATTATAGACGAAAAAATAATAGGGAAAACAATCAAAGAAGTTGCAATGTTTCAAACAGAAATGTTTGACATTGTTGTTGAGTATAAAGAATTCGATCTCCCATTTAATGATAAAAATGAGAAAAAAAAATGGAGAATCAATTTTGAAATGAGACAAAAAAACTCTTCATTTAGTCCTTATAAGTGAGAACTCAAAGAACTTTTTGAAAGTTTAGAACAAGCAAGGAATTTTTTCATAAAATTCCTCAATAAAAATTTTATTCTTAAACCTATTGAAGAAAATGGAGATTAAAAACATTGTTGAATCCGCAAAAGATTCAAAGCACCTCGACGCAATCTTGCTTTTATATGAAAGCAAACCAAAGATTCAAAAACAATTTGCGAAAATATTTGGAGAAGCAAACAAAAATAATGATCAAGACGAAAAAACTTTCGAATCCGTGAAGAAATATGCTTCAATTGTTGCGGAATACGTTTTCACGGAATGCGTTCAGATTTTATCCGATGATAAAAAATCCAATGAATAAAAAAATCTTGCTTGCGATTCCATGTTATTCATGAGAAATCAATGATCATGTGAGGAAGGCTCTCGATGAAATGATTGTTCCGGAATGATACGAAGTCGAAGAAAAAGTGATTTTGAGAACAATGATTCACACGGCAAGGAACTTTGCCGTCAAATTAGCTTTGAATTGAAACTTTGATTATTTGTTATTTTGCGACGATGATAATGCACCGGAGAAAGACGCTTTGCAATTATTATTGGAAGCGGATAAAGATATCATCGGAGGTTTGATTCGTTGAAGACAATTCCCGCACAAACTTTGCATTTTTGATCAACAACCGGACAAACATTGATTCCGTGAATATATAAATTTGCAACAAGTTCCAATTGTTCCGGACGACGTGTTCGAAGTTGCAAACATTGGGACGTGATTTGTTCTTTATAAAAGAGAAGTCCTTGAAACAATGCGGGAAGAATACAATCATTATCCATTTGAATTCAAGGTTGCACATTATATTCCATTGATAACATGATCACGAGTTGAACTCGAAAAAGCATATCCAAAATTTTTGCCAATTTTCAGATATGAAGACGACAACTCAATCAAAATCATTCACTTTCCTATTTCGGAAGATCTCTTGTTTCACGAACGTTGCAGATATTACAATTTTAAAATCTTTGCACATAGGAAAGTTTGCTTGAAGCATTATGACGTTGATTGAACTTTTTATTCCGTAAACGATGAAGAAAATGTTGACGGTTGCGATGACGATTTATAAACGAACTCGATATACAGACAACACAATCAAGAATATTCTCAAAAACAAAAAGAATCCGATTGAGTTTATCTTTTTGCTTGATAATCCTTGAACAGTTGAAAAATCACAACTTGAATCGTTTCAAAAGAATTGGGACGAAAAAAATTGAACATTTAAATCATTTATCCAAACAACCGGAGGGAAAATCAATTGACTTTGGAATCATGTTGCAGAACTTGCAACAAATGAAACAATTCTCGTGATAAATGATGACATTGAAATGTCGGAATGATTCGACGAGATCATCGAAAAAGAATGCGACATGAAAGTTTTGAATCCTTATTATTTCATTCCATATACACAAGTGATACAATTCAAACCGGATTGCATTGCCGGACATTGTTGGGCAATGAAAAAGTCAGATTTATTAAAAATATTGCCAATTGATTCAAGAATCAAGCTCCGATTTTGAGACGATTGGATTTTTCATCGTGCAAAAGAAGAATGACTTCAAATTGCATGGACGGATAGTTGTCAATGCTTTCATTATCTTTCAAAGACTTGTGAAAATCCAACGATCGTTGAAGAAGTGAGAAAACAAATTGCGGAAGATATAGAAAACCGGAAAAATGTTTTGAAAGAACATAATCGACCGGATAAACGTTTTATTCCTTAAAATTAAAAAAAATGACACTAATTTTGTGAGTCCTTTGAACTCTTGTTGTATATTTCCTTATCCATTTATGAGTCATGTTTTTGCACGCAAAATATAAATTATTCAAAGACGAGGAAACTTGTGCAATTCTTCATTTTATGTTTTTGCTTATTGGATCATTATCATTCCTTGTTTTAATTTTATTTATTGCGAGTTTATAAATGAAAGTTTTGTCTTTATTTGATTGAATCGCTTGCGGATATGAAGCTCTTGTTCGTGCATGAATCAAAGTTGATGAATATTTCGCAAGTGAGATCGATGAGAATGCAATCAAAATCGCAAAGAAGAATCATGAAGACATTGTTGAGATTTGAGACGTTCAAAAAATTCGATATTCAACGCCGGATTGGGATAATTGATGAGAATATTTGATGAATGAAGATTGAATCGTTTGTGAATGACCTTTTGATTTATTGATTTGATGATCTCCATGTCAATGATTTTCAAGAGCATGAAAGGGAAAAAATTTTCAAGATTCAAGAAGTTGATTGTTCTTTGAATATGTCAGAATTTTGAAAGAAGTTAAACCAAAATATTTCCTTTTGGAAAACGTAAAGATGAAAAAAGAACGGCAAGACATAATTTCAAAAGAATTGTGAGTCGAGCCAATCGAAATCAACTCCTCTCTTGTTTCTGCACAGAATCGCAAGAGATTATATCGAACAAATATTCCATGAATCAAGCAACCGGAAGACAAAAAGATCATGTTGAAAGATATTCTTCAAGACAATGTGAGTGAAAAATATAATTCAAAAGCTTCAAATCTCATTTTCATGAGGGGGGGGAATTATTAGTGAAACAAGCAACAAAGCAATGATTCATTGTTGCGAATGATTGAGATTGAATAAATTTGAGTTTCCCTAAATCGAAAACAAGACGTTGAAGAGTTATAAAATGAAAATCAAACACATTGACAACACAATGAAATTCTTGTGTTTATAATAAAATTATAAGAAAATTGACTCCGATTGAATGTGAAAGGCTTCAAACTCTTCCGGACAATTACACAGAATGAATCACAGAGAATCAAAGATATAAAGTTCTTTGAAACGGACGAACTGTTGAAGTTATTGCACATATATTAAAACATTTAATTCAATAAAAAGCACCATGCAAACGAAGTATGACCGACCGGCTTTGAAACTCGAATTCTTTGAATCCGATTTTGATGACGTTCAAGCGTTTTTTCAGCAAAGGCACAACAAAGAAACCGCAAACAACGGACAAATCGCAAGATGAACAAAGGGACGAGCAAAGGAGAAGGCGGAACGGAAAGAAAAAATTGTTGAAAAAGCTCTTGCAAAGAAGCAAACGGAACTTGCAAAGGATCTCGAAATCTCAATTGATGAATTATTGAAAGCAAAAAGAAACGTGATTGATTTGTTGCAAGTAAAGTTGAAACAATATCTTTGACAAGTCAATGAGGCTTGAACAATTCCCGTCAAAGATTTAAAGACTCTCCGAGAAATGACAAAGACGGAATTGTGAGAGCCAACAACAATTGCAAAGAATGAATGAAAGACGGAAATCACATGAGATTGACCGCTCGTTCAAATTATCCGTGCAGATATCAATAAAAAAGAATAAACATGAAAACAATTGAACTATTCCCAAAACAAACCGAAGTCCGAGACATTTTAACAGATCAAGAGTCTCCGATTTTGGAATTGTTGATTTGATGAGGAGCATGATGAAGCAAGTCTTTCACATGAGATTTGCGACTTGCAACAATGGCATTGAATTATCCATGAACTCGTCGAGGAATGGGAAGAAGCAAGATGAAAACATTGAGAAGCACAACTCTCAAAACAATGACAACAATGTTGAAACAATATTTTTGATTTGTTGAGTGAAAGGAATTCAAAATCACATGAAGCAATGATCCACAGACTCCGAACACATTAAAATTTTTCAATGGAAGTGAAATTCTTTTGCTTGATTTGAAATATTATCCTTCACAAGATCCGGATTTCGATGATTTATGATCTCTTGAATTGACGTGATGATTTATCGACGAAGCCGTTCAAATAACTTCAAAGGCTTATCAAGTTTTTAGTTCAAGAATCGGAAGACGAAGAAACGAGGAACTCGGATTGAAGCCAATGCTCCTCCTCTCTTGTAATCCATGAAAAAATCGAGTTTATCAAGAATTTTATAAACCGCAAAAGAATTGAACGATTGAGAATCACAAGAAATTTATTCAGATTCTCGCACAAGACAATCCATTCATTTCTCCGGATTATATAAAGAAAATGTCTCTCATGCCGGATTGACCATTGAAACAACGTCTTTTTTATGGAAATCGAGAATATGACGACGACGAAAACAAGGTTTATTCATATCGTGATTTGCAATCAATTTTCACAAACGAATGAATCGGAGGGGAAAAATATATCGTTTGCGACGTTGCATGAACATGAAAGGATTCAACAATCATTTATGTTTTTGATTGACGGAGAATCATTGAGACAATCGTCGAGGATAAATCAACTCCGGAATCCGTCAAGAATCTCATTCTCATGAAAAAGCAAGAACACAACGTCAAATTAAAAAATATCGTTTATGACGGATCTTGATTATGACGAGGGCTTTCCGGTTTAGGTTGTGAAATTTTCCAATGATGATCAAAACCAATTCCAACGAAAGACGCAACAGAACAAGAGAAGGAATGATTGAATAAGACATATTTGAATTTGCGTTCACAATGTTTCTTCATGCTTGCAAAACGAATCAAAGACGGAAGTCTTTCAATAAAGAATATTGATGATGATTTGCAAACAAGGATCATCGAAGAATTGGATTCAATTCAAGCATGGAAGATTGAGAAAGATTGACCGTTGCAGATAATCCCAAAAGATGAAATCAAGAAATTGATTTGACGTTCTCCGGATTGTGCGGACGCCATTTCAATGCGTGTTTATTTTGAATTGATAGAAAGGGAAGAGCCAAACTTTTATTAAATCAAAAATCAAAACATGAAAACAATTGCACCTCCATTCATTGAACAGAAAACATTTGACGCTCTCAAATCGAGAGAAAAAGCATATTTGATATTTTTATATCAAAGGAAATATACAAAAAAGCAACTCATGAAGAAACTTTTTATCGATGATATAAGGACATTTCAACGTTTACAAAAGAAAATGTGAGAAATAATAAGGCGTCAAAATGACACGAATTAAAAAACACGGCTTGAAAATTGATGATTCCTAAATATTTTAATATTGTTTTTATATTCCAAACAGAAACAATGTCAAAATATATTGGAAGAAAAATAAATGTTTGATTCGCAAAAGAATCAACAAGAGGAACGGCAGTTGCTCCAACAATATATGCACCAAAAGCAAGTCTTGATTTCGAGGAAAAATCCGAAAAAGTGATTGACGAGAGTTCAATCGGAGTTATCGAAGACAGCTTTGACGGACACGTTGTAAAACAATATGCAGAATGAAATTTCGAGTGCAATGTTTATGCAAATTTGATTTGATATTTATTGTTGAACGTTTTCGGATCTGTTTCAAGTGCAAGCAAAAACTGAGCTTATGAACACGAGTTCACAGTTGACGAATCAAATCAACACACAAGTTTGACAATAGGAATTGCAGATGATACACAAGACAAGGAATTCCCTCTTGCAATGCTTAATTCTCTTGAATTAAATTGTGAGGTTTGAGACTTTGCAAAAGCAACAGCTTCTTTCAAAAGTAAAAAAGGAACAAACGCAAGTTTGACTCCTTCATATTCCGAAGATTATGCAATGTTAGCAAAGCACGTTCAAATATTCCTTGCAGATGATCTCGCATGATTGGATTCTGCAACAGCAATCAACGCAACAAGCGTTTCTTTGACTATCAACAAGAATCTTGAAGACGTTGACGTATTATGAAGCATTGAGCCAAATGATTTTTGCAACACATTCTTCTCTGTTGAAGGAAGTCTTGAAATGCTTTGGGACGACGCAACATATAAAACAATGTTCATGGACGGAGCTAAAAAAGCAATGAGAATAAAAATCATTGATACAAATAACACAATCGGAACTTCTCAAAATCCGACATTGACGATTGATCTTGCAAGCATTATCATGAATGAATTTGCAAAAACACAAGACAACAATGCTCTTGTGAGACAATCAATCAACTTTAAAGCTTTATATTCAATGACAGAATCTTCAATGATCTCTGCAAAATTATTGAACACAAAATCAAGCTATTAAAATTTTATATTTAATGAATCGAAAATGTTTGAATTGACAGAAAAACTTGCAAAAGAACTTTCAAACAAACTTGCATGATTCGATATAAAAGAAATCGGAGAAAATGGAAGTTTCAAGGTTGTTGCAAGTGATGAAACAATCGACAGAGCCGGAGAAGTGATAAAGATTTCCGGTTGGGAATTATGAAACTTCATGAAAAATCCGGTTATCATTGCAAATCACATATACAAAGTTGAGAACATAATCGGAAAGGCAACAAGCGTTTATGTTGAAGATAACAAACTCATCGTTGAATGAGTCTTTGCAGAAACAGAACTTGCAAAAGACGTAAAAACATTATATGACGGCGGATTCATCAAGACCGTTTCCGTTTGATTCATTCCAAAAGAAAGAGATCCAAACGAAAGAAATATCATCACAAGAGCAGAATTGCTTGAAGTGAGTTTCGTTCCCGTTCCTTGCAATCCAAATGCTTTGAGTTTAGGAAAGGAAATCGTTGAGGATTTAATTTCAAAAGGATTATTGATCAAAGAAGAAACAAATGAGCAAGAATCCGAAGAAATTGCACATGATGAAGAATCATGAGCAGAAAATGAGGAAAATGCAACAGATGAAGGAGTTGTTGATTTGTGAGCGGAAGAAAACGAAGCAGAAATGCACGTTGAATCCGAAGGAGACGAAGAAAAAGCTATTTCATTGAACGACGTTCTTGAAGAAGTGAAAGCTCTTCGTTCAGAAATTAAGGATTTTATTTCTAATAATAGAAAGGCGGACGACAACGCCGGCGAACTTGAAGAAGACAAGGACGCAAAAATCAAAATGCAGAAAGAAGCATTGCAAAATGTTTCGAAAGTTGTGTCAGACGTTCTGCATAAAATCAAACTTTAAATCTTTTATTTAATTATTCTTTTAAAAAATGGATCAAAAAGAATTACAAACAACACTTGAAACAACTTTAAAAGAAGTTCTTCCATGAGTAGTTGAAGCAACTGTTGACGCTAAAATGGACGAAAAAGTTTCAAATCTTGAAAAAGCAATCTCAAATTTGAATGCTTCAATCAAATTATGAGTTGATGAAGAAAAAACAAATCTTAATGAAGCAAAGAAAACAATGGGAGCATTCTTCAAAGCTCTTGCAAAATGTCATAACGACGCAGAAGTTGCAAGCGTAAAGGCAACTTATTTAAATGAAGGAACAAACAACGAGGGAGGTTATATGGTGCCAGAAGAATTCGCAAGAGAGGTTTTCAGAGTTGCAACAGAAGCCGGAATTGTGAGAAAATATGCAAGAATTATTCCAATGTGAACAGACACAAAGAATATTTCAACAATCACAAATTCAATCGTTGCTTATTGGACAGATGAAGCCGGTGCTTATACTTGAAGCAAGCCAACAGTTTGAAATTGCCAACTTGTAGCATATAAAATCACCGCTCTTGTTTCTGCAACAAACGAATTGATCGAAGATAACATGACAGATCAAGAAATTTGGTCTCTTATGTCAGAACTTATCGGAGAAAAAATCGCAGAATTTGAAGACGAAAACGTTCTTGTTGCTTCTTCAAAATTCACTTCACTTCTTGCAGACACAAATGTGAATATCACAACAATGTGAACATGAGAAGAATTCTCTGCAATCAATTATGATTACTTAATTGACGTTATAAGAAGCGTTCCAATGAAATATAAGAAGGGACAACCTCGTTGGTTTATGAGTCAAGATATTGTGAAATATATTGAAAAATTAAAGGATAAAGACGGACAACCAATTTTCTTCTCAACAAGATCAATAAGAGACGGACAATTGGAGAATTATCTTCTTTGATATCCTTTGGAAATCGTTGACGTTATGCCATGAGATTCAACAAGCGGAGCTTCAAAAGCATTCGTTTTATTTGGAGATCTTAAACATTGGGCATTCGGAGATAGAAGACAACTTTCTCTTTCTGCATGATATATTTCATGAAATTGGGAAAAAGATATTCAATCTCTCAAAGCAAGTGAAAGAATTGCCGGACACGTTATCTTCCCAACTGCATTCGGAGTTTTGAAGACAGGTGTTGCAAGTGCTTAATTTTGCAAAAAGTCTTTGTCATAATGTGAATATGAATTTGCTATAATATAATGAGGGCGGAGCAATTCGCTCTCATGAATATTGTTTCAGATTTTATTCATTAAATGATTGAATCATGGCAAAAAAAGACAAGAAAAATGTTGTTGTTGAGAATAATGCAGTTGAAGAAAACAACGAAGCAGAAACAACAAAACCAAACGAAACAAAGCAAGATTTCGTTTCAAAAGTTCAAACAAAACCAATTTGAAGAATCCATGTTGTTGCAAAAAACAATTACGGATCATTCCAAAAGGGAGAAGAATATGAAATCTCGGAAAATGTTTTGAAAAACTACAACGGAATATTTGAGATTTTAAATAAATAAAAAAGATGATGACGTTTGCGAGTTTTCATGAATAGGAAAATATTTTGCAGACGTTTTTTAAATTGAGATTCAATATAAAATGGCACAAACAACCGATGAACAAAATCTTCAATATGCAATCACATTCGTGAAACAAATTTTGTGAATCTCTTGAACAGATCAAGACACAATTCTTTGAATTTATATTCAATCCGCAGTTGCAAAGATTTATGAAATGACGTGAGTTGATTTGCTTGCGTTATGAGATCAAGAAGCAAAATTCGACGGAGCGGGACAAAGAATCTTGTTCCTTTGAAAATGCGTGAAAGAATTGACTTCCGTTCAATACAATGAAAATCCCCGAGAATATCCTCATCGAGAAGATTTTGAAGAATATTCATATTTATTGAAAGACGACGGACAAGTTGTTTTCAAAAATCCTCTTCCGAGATGATATAACAATATAAAAATATGATTTGAATTGATTTATTCAGATTTCAATAATATTCCGAGAGAATATTCAGATTTGAAAACTGCTCTTGCATTATTAGTTGGGAATCTTGTTGAATCTCAAAAAACAACTTGAATCAATAGTGAAAGCGTTTCTTGAACAACTATCACGTTTGATCATTCAACAATGACAAGCAATGTTCAAGCATTATTGAATAAATATTTAATTGTTGCGATATAAAAAACATGAGTATATTCAAGCTCGATTATTACACGGCAACCGTCATGCGTCTTGTATATGCAACGGATTCAAACGGAAACAAAAAATCAACATATGAAGCAACACAAACCACAGCAAAATGATATTTGTCTCCGTCGTCTCCAAACAATCAAGACGTTTGATTGAATAGGTTTGGGCAAGTTTGGAACTTTGAATGTGATTATCCTTTCGACGTGAAAGAATCCGACATTGTTCAAATCAATGGGACAAATTATCAAGTGAAATCGTTTGCTCGTGCAAAATGAATAAGGATTGACCGTGTGCGTGTTGTTTTAGTTCTTCCAAAGAATGAATAAAAGATGATTGACGTTGAAATAAACAAGAAGCATTTGGACGATATAAATAAATATTTTTGAACGGAAACCGTTGTGAAGGTGCTTTCAACGTCAATAAAGAAATCAATTGCATTGCTTCAAAGATATGCAATGGAAGAAACTCCGGTTGATGAATGAAGGTTGCGTGCATGATTTCAAACAGAATTCAAGAAATTTTATGGAAGGTTGTTCAATCCGGTTGAATATGCGATATTTGTTCATGAATGAACACGTCCGCACAAAGCACCTCGGAACAAGATTGAAGAATGGGCGTTGAGACATTGATTGAATCCGTGAAGCGTTTGGATCTCAATCATGAGAAGATGAACAAAAGCAAATCCATTCATGGAGCGTGCGGTTGAAAGATGAGAAGATCAAGTTGACGAAATATTCCAAAAAGAAATTGACACAATGATTTATAAAATTTGCAAAGACTAATGATTGTAAAAATAACAGACGTCAGAAATGCAATAAAAACAAAGCTCGATTCATTGACATGAGAATGAAAATGTTTTGCAGAAAATTCAAACGTTTTCACACAAGACGTTTCATGATTCCCTTTTGTTATGTTCGAGCCGGTTGAATTACAAAGCGAGTTTGCAGATACTGCGAACAATTACAGAGATTTTATATTCAATATTGTGATCGTTCAAGAAATGAATCAAATTTCAAGAGGCGACGCAATGGATATTGTTCTCAATTGTTTCGAAAAAATGATTGACGCTTTCGATCAAGATTTCACATTGTGAGGAGTTGTGAATCAAGTTGACGCAACACAAGGGAATTTTGGAGAGATTGATTTGTGAAAATGACCTTGTTTGTATTTATCAAGCCAATTGAATTGTCGTGTTTTAGTTCCTATTAAATAACAACATGAAAGAAAAAAAGTTTTTTCCAAGGATAAAAGACAGAGAAAACACAATTGAATCAAATGAAATCCCGAAGGAAGAAAATCATGAAGAAAAAAAGGAATCAAAGAAAAAAAGTTTTAATTCAAAAAAATAATCAAAATGAGTTGGTTCAGCAAAATATTTCAATCAAACAAGAAAGCATTCATCGAAAACACATGAAACGGAATCAATGAATGATTGTTTGTTGACATTTATAATGAATATTCAAGCCGTGATTTGCATAAATTATCAAAAACGGATTATTTGAATTTTTATAAATGACGAGCTTTTGTTGCAGTAAACACAATCGCACAAGCCGTCGCACAATTGGATAAACAAACAACGGATTGAAAATGAAAACCAATAAATGATCCATTATTGGATTTGATAACTTATGATTTATTATTGAACGTTGTTTCTTATATGAAATTGAGTTGATGAGCTTATATTTGGAAAAATAAAGTTTGAAACAAGATCGTTGCTTTGCACGTTCTTCGTTCCGATTTAGTTCATGCCGTTTTGAACGATACTCAAACAGCAATTGAATATTACGAATATAATTATTGACCAAACAAGAAAAAAAGATTTGAAGTTGATGAGATCATTTCAATTCAGAATTTCAATCCTCGTTTCCCTTATCCATTGAATGTTGAATGACTTTCAGACGTTCAAGCAATTGCAACAGCAATTGACGCAGATTATCAAGCAAGCAAATGGAATTGGAAATTCTTTTATAATAATGCAAGCGTTGACGGAGTTCTTGAAACAGAACAAAATCTTAATCAAGACACAGTGAATCAAATTCAAAATAAATGGGAGCAAAAATATCGTTGAACAGATAATTCGCACAAAGTTTGAATCTTAACGGGAGGCTTGAAATATAAACAAATCAACGCAAGTCAAAAAGAAATGGATTTCGTTGAATCAAGACGCTTCAATCGTGATGAGATTCTTTGATTCTTCCGTGTTCCCAAAGCAATGATTTGACTTTGAGAATGAGACAACGCTTTGAATGTTCGTTCATTTCAAGGAATCTTTGCAAGAGAAGTTGTGAAACCTATTGCAACAAGAATCGCAGAGGCTTTCAATTATGAATTATTCGGAGAATGAGTTCGATTTGAATTCGTGAACATTGTTCCAACAGATCTTGAAGCAACAAGGCAAGATTGGTTGGCAAATGCAATGACATTAAATGAATTCCGTGCAACAAGAAATCTTCCACCGGTTGCAGATTGAGACAAGTTGCGTTCCGCTTATATCCTTTGAGTTTGAGGAGCATGAAGCGACGCTTGAAACGAAGAACAAGAAATCGTTGATCTCGATAAATGATTGGAGATTCCGGAAATGAAAAACGTTGAATTGAAAGAAAAAATTCATCACATAATTTGAAAAACTATCAAAGAAAACACTCGTTGAACGGAAGAATACAATCAAAAATATTGGGAAGCAAAGATCCAAAGAAACAACAAATTTGATGAAATATATTTTGCAAAAATTCAGAAAGTATTTGAGAAACAAGAAAAAGAAATTCTCAAACAATACAAGGAACGATACAAAGCAAACGTCAAGGAATGAAAATCAATGAAAGTGAATAAAAAGGCAGAATTGAAGTTCCCTTTGCTATCAATGGCAAAACGAGGCATGATATATTATTCATATTTAAAAGACGCACAAGACGACCTCGTTAAAATGGAAGCGGAACAAGCATTGATTGAAGTTTGAATTGTTCGTGATTTCATAATCTCCGAAGCATTGGAGAAGCAACTCATGAAGAACATTGAAAAATTTGCATGAAGCATTGACGAAGACACAAACAAGAAACTCGTTGCAGACTTTACTCAAATATTAGAAAGATGATTGTCTTTCGATAATTGAAGGGATTTGATTCTTTCAACATTTAATGAATTAAAAACAACAAGGGCAGATTTAATCGTGAGAACAGAAACAATCCGTGCATGAAATCGATGATCTCAAATTGGTTGGGAAGAATCCGGAGTCGTTGAAAAAAAACAACGATATACAGCATTGGACGAAAGAGTTTGCGAATTTTGTTGACCGATGAATTGAAAAATAATTTGATTGAAAGAAAACTTCTTCGATCAAGGCAACGTTTTAATCGGAGCAGACGGACATGAGATGAAATTGGATTATTCCAACACTCCATATCCTCCATTGCACCCAAATTGTCGTTGCGTGATTCTTCCGGTTGTTGAATAATAGTTTTATAATTTAATAATATATTGAAATGGAAAAAACATTTTGAGAAACAAAGATTGAATTCAAAGATTTAATCACAATGAAAGATTTTCAACTTTGTTCAATTGCTACAAAGCAACGACAAAAGGATCAAGATGAAATTTGACTTGCTTTCAAATTGTTCCCAACTTTATGTCTTAAAATAAACGGAGAAACAAAGACAGAACAAGAAAAAAGGGAATGGATTGAAAATTTAACAGATTTAAAAATTTTCACAGAATTGACGGAAGTCATGTGAGAAATTGAAACAAGATTTGCGGAGGGATTGGACGAAAAAAAAAAGATTTGATAAATTATGAATTTGACAAGATAAATAATGCGGGGAAGTTTGATTGATGAAATGTTGAAGTTTTGGAAACATTATTCATTGATAAATATCATCGAACTCATGATGAGTTCATGAACACTCCTCGAAATGTGATTCAAATAATATTATTGAAACGGCAATCCGATTCCAAAGCGGAAAAAAAGAGAAAAATTGCTTTAAACAATAAAAGAAGATAATGGCAACAAAGAATATTGATATCGTTATCAATGCGAAAGACAATGCAAGCAAGGCATTTGATTCGCTTTGAGATAAAATAAAAAATAATTTGAACACGATCAAGATTGCAAGCGGTGCGGTTTCCGCTTGAATTGTTGCTCTTTGAAAAAAGTTCCTCGACGCTTCAATTGAAAACGAGCCATTGCAGAAATCATTTGAACGTTTATCCGAATCCGCTTGAATTGCTTCAAAAGATATGCTTGACGCAATGAGAAAGGCAAGTCAAGGAACAGTTGCGGACACAAATCTCATGGCACAAGCAAACAAGGCTTATGCTTTGTGAATTGTAAAGAACACGGACGACATGGCAACAATGATTGAAATTGCTCGTTTGAAATGACAAGCAATGGGAAGAACAATGGAAGAAGCTCTCGGAGATATTACAACATGACTTTGAAGATGATCCGCACAAATCCTTGATAATCTTTGAATCGTTGTCAATGCGGAAGAAGTAAACGAAAAATATGCACAAAGCATTTGAAAAACTGTTAAGGAATTGACGGACGAAGAAAAAAAGCAAGCTCTCGTCAACGCAGTTGTTGAACAATGAAAAAAAGAACTTGCGGAAGCATGAGAAGTTCAATTGACCATGCAAGAAAAAATCGCCAAATTAAATGCAACACGGGAAAACACAAAGAACACAATCGGAGACGCTTTGATTCCGGTTTTTGATAAATTATTGACGGCAATCACTCCAATTATTGAAAAAGTTGCAAAATGGATTGAAGAGAATCCTGAATTGACGGCAAATCTTATCCTTGTTGCGTGAGCAGTTGCATGATTGACTTTTGCTTGCACGACTATTATTCCGGCAATCACAACAATTGTTTGACTCTTATCTTGACCGGCTTGACGGATTGCATTGCTTGCGTGAGTCGTTGCATGATTGCAAGTTCTTGACTCAAAGTTGAAAACTAATGAAGAAAAAATTTGAGAATACAGAGCAGAACTTGAACAATTGACGATTGATTATCAAGATTGAAAGATTCCTCTTGAAGAATACACACAAAAAACACAAGAGTTGAGAGACAAAATTGCAGAATGTGAAGCGTCTCATCAAAGTTTTTGAGGATATTTAAAAGACAACTTCATTCAAACATTTCATGAAGTTATGCACCCAATTGATTCCGCAAGACAGATTTGGCAAGATATTGAATATCGAGTTCATCAATGAGAAGTTGCATTCGTGAAATGGGCAATCTCAATCTCAAAAGACGTGATTCCAATTATTGATAAATTGATTTGATATTTAAAAGACGCATGGAATTGGTTGAAGAAGATCTCGGAGAAATTGTCTTCATGAATATCAAGTGCATGAGATACAATCGCCGGACGATACGACTCCGCAAAATCTCTTGTCGGATTTGCTAATGGTTGAAGCGTTCAATGAAATGTTCCAATTCTTGTTGGAGAACGTTGACCGGAAGTCTTTGTTCCGAATTCTGCATGAAATATCATTCCAAACGATGAAATCATGTGATGAACGAGAATCAATGTGAATATTTCCGGAGTGAGCGTGAGAAGTGATAATGATATCACAGCTCTTGCAAATGAAATGATCCGTCAAATCAAATTGGAAAAACAATTTTGAATCTCTTAATTTATAACAAATTAAAATAACAATGAATAATTCTGTTTTAAACTCTCAATTGCTTTGAAACTCTCCGAAATCAAACGGAACAGAAATCAAAGACAGCGGGAAATTTGTCTTTAATGGATACAACTTGCACGACGGAATCACGAAAATTGTGAATAATTCCGATCATGATGATCTCGGGACAATGTCTTTTGAAACTTATAATTATTCAAGAGCAGATTGAGGAAACGCAATCTCCAAATATTACAGAACAAAAAGAATCACAATAAAGATGACTTTGAAATCCGCAACGGAAGAATGATTGAACGATTTAATTGATGAATTGAAATTTGCAACAAGCGGGCTTCAAGGAAATCTTGATATAATAATCAATTGACTTGTGAGAAGACGGCAAGCAACATTGATTTGATTAAAATTCGGAAGGAAGGGACACAATATCACATTCATTCAAAACGTTGAACTTTCATTCGATTGCATAAATCCGTTTGCATTCAATTTAACAAGTATTTCAAAGACTTATTCATGAATATCATGAAATTATGCAATCGAGCTTCTTTATTCATGAAAGGTTGTTTGCTATCCAACAATTTATGTGATGATCAACTCTCAATCTTGACTTGATAACTTCCGAATCGAACAAAACGGATATTTATTCAATATCGATCATGAATTGAATGCGTGAGATTTCTTGATCATTGATTGAGAAACAAAACTTGCAAAAATCAATTGAACTCCGGTTGAATACTCTTGACCATTTCCGGCAATTGAGCCATGATTGAACAATATTGAACTTTGAATCAATGACGGAGCTTTGGCAAATTATGACGTAGTTTATATTTATAAAAAATTATATTTATAATGATAAGATATGACATAAAAACATACAACAAAGACGGAACATTCAAGACAACAATCAATCCAAATTGCGTCATGAATGATATTTCATTCACGGAAAACGTGAACGGAGGACAAGGGCAATTGCTTTTGAATCTTGCTCTCTCGTTTGCGGATAATTCGTTTCAATGATGAGATTTGATAAAGGTTATCTTGTTTAATGACAGATATAAACAAGGAAAACAGATTTATTTCGGATATATTTCACAAATTACAAGAAAATATGACGCAAATAAAGGATATATTCAATTGACTTGTTTGTGAATTGCTTCTTTGTTGAACAAAATAATCTTCTCCGGATCTTATGCTTGAACAATTACAAGCGTTTTGACTCAAATAATAAACAAATTCAATTCCAATTATTCCGGATTGATAACAATAGGACAAATTGATGATTATCCGGAAAGCGTTTCAGTTGAATTTGATAATATTATCACTTGCAAAAAGGCAATTGATATGCTTTCAAAAACTTCGAATTATTATCGATTTGTTGATTCGGAATGAAAATTCTTTTTCCGTGAAAAAATGACTCAAACAAATCACATTGTCGCAAATCAAGATTCCGTTGAAACAATGTCTTTGAATTATTCGTTTGAGAATATCGTCAACAAATTATATCTTGAAAGATCATGAGGGACAATGGCAACTTATGAAGACGCAACCTCTCAAAACAATTATTGAATCAAAGAAGCATTTGAAGTTGAAACAACAATTGCAAATCAATCAACACAAGACGAATTCGGAAACAATTATATTGCACAAAATAAAGATCCAAAAAATGCAAGCTCTGTTGTTATAAATAACAAATACGACATTGAAAGCATTGTTCCATGAGATACAATTTCCGTCGTCAATACAGAATACAGCGTGAAAAATTTGTTGATTGAGAAAATTCAATACACGCCAATAAGAATCACATTGACTTTGGAAGAAAATGAAACACTTTGGGACGTTATCAATAAATAATCACATAAAAAAATAAAAACAGAAAACAAAAAACAGATTTATTTAATTTATTTATTCAAAATGAGCTTTGTAAAATACAAGAATTCAAACAATGCAAGTTCTTTGCTTATTGCGGATATTACAGCAAGCCAAACAGCGATATTGATCACGGATTGAGATCAATCATTGTTTCCTTCTTCCTATCCATTCCTCTTAACATTGGAGCATTTGGACGCAAGCGGAAACGTTATTCTTCGTGAAATCGTGAAAGTTGTTTCATGAAATCAAAACTCCTTCACAGTTGAAAGATCTGCTTGAATCTGTGTTCAAGATGACACAGCAACAAACAGAGTGCAAGACAACACAGCACACGCTTTTTATTCATGAGATAAAATCTCTCTTTATTGGACAGCGGAACAAGTTGCAGACATTCAAAACAATCTTGAATCAAAATCAAATCAAGATTCAATTGCGAATGTTTATGACAGCACAACAACTTATGCAGTTTGAGACGTTGTTGTTTATCAAGGGGACAGATACACTTGCACAACAGCAGTTTCAACTCCGGAAGATTTTGACTCTTCAAAATGGACGAAAATCAATATTCAATATAATCTTGATGACCAAGAAGCGAGAATTGAAGCTCTTGAAAACGCTTGATCATTTGAGCCAATGAAAGTTGACGTCATGATTGTTTGATGATGAGGTTGAGGTTGAGGTTGAGGAACTGTTTCATGAGAAAGAGATTGAGGTTGAGGTTGAGGTGCATGAGAACTAAAAATTATTGAATGACTCATGTTGTTAAAAAAATCAATATGAGTGTCTGTATGAAATTGATGAAGTTGATGAACTTCTTCAACATATTGAAACGCGTGATCAAATTGATGAAATTCAGTTTTTTGAGTTATTGTTGCGCTTTGATGATGAGGTTGAGGTTGAGATTGTCCAACTGCAAGTGTTGCAAAATGACGCGATTGATGAAATTGAGGTTGAGGTGGATTTCCTTGAAATACAACAAGCAACTTAAAAACTTATTCATTGATTTGACTATGAAATTGATTAAATTGACATAATTGATCAAGGTCTTGACATTGAAATCGATTTTGAATGTGATGATGAGGTTGAGGTGCTTGATGAGCAGGTTGATTTTATACATGAATATGCATATCAAGATGATGTCAATTTATGTGATTCACTTGATGAAAATGAGTATATACAACATTTTGATGAACTAATAGATATTTATGAGGGTGAGGTTGATGAGGTTGATGATGCTATACGCGAATAACTAATTGTTATGCAGAAGATTCTTGTTATATTTATCCATGAGCTAATCCACAAGCAATGTGATTCAACACTGGTCTTTGTTATTGATGAGGGCTTCCATGACTTAATTCAGGAAATTGTCCTTGATGAGCGGGCGGATCAAACACTTGATGATGAGGTGGTTGAGGTTTCGGATCATGAGCGTCATGATGAGCATGAGGTTCTTGACTTGTTATTGTTCGTTATCCAAAAGATTGTAGTTATTGAATAAAATGTGCAACATGATGAACAATAACAACTTCGACAATCAATTGAGTTCAATATGTTGTTCACACATTCACAAGTTGAGGAACATTCACAATCACACAAACAGCATAAAAAAGAAGACAAGGGAGAGATTCCTTCCTTGTTTTTTTATTAAATTAAAACGTCAAAATGACACGAAGCAAAGAAAAACGCTTGAATGAATTGAAAAAATTAAGAATATAAAAGAGAAAATTCAGTTCTTATTGAAAGAAAATGGAAACAAAAAATGAATATGAATATCAAGATTTGAGAATTTGCGAAAAATGATTGCAGATTGAAAGTTGCAGAAAATGCTTGTTCGAAGTGCTTTGCAACTACGAGAAAATGAAAAAAAATTTAAAAAATAATTCAGAAAAATGACAGAAACAGAATGACTCTTCTTTGGAATAGCTTGATGATTGAGTCTTGCATGAATACTTGATTATTTTGGAATTGTTCATGACGGATTCGTGATCATGAGCGTCATGTTGATTCTTGATTGGATCTTTTGAGTTGCTTCCGCTTATATATTAGGTGGGAAGGTTGAAAGTAAAACAATGCGACTTTGACTCGTAAAAAAATGCACAAGACGGCTTCTTCCTTTCATCGTTGCATGAGCATTGAAACGAACGTGATTTCCGGTTGATAATTTAATCACAGCAATTCTCGGAATTATTGTTTTTTCCGAAGCTTATTCAGTTATTTGACACATATATTCAATAAACACGAAAGAAAAACTTCCGGAGATCGACGCATTTAAAATGTTGATTTGAAAACTTTCAACGCTTTTTAAATGATTGATAAATCAAAACGCTTGAAAAATAGAATGAAATGACAGTTCTCATTGACAGCAAGAGGAAGATTTTGAAAAAAAATAATCGTTTGCTTTTAGTTGTTCATTGGACGAAATGAAATGGCGGAAAATAATTCTTTGAATACTGTTGACCGTGTTTTTGTTGATAATAATGGCATAAGGCGGAAAATAATGAGAGTTATTGACGCAACGGCAACAAATATTCATCATATTATTTCAAGGAAGGAAAAAGAGATCTTCAATGTTCATGATGAAAGAAACAAAATGGAAATAAACATGAGAATCCATGACGCATTGAATCGTTTATATTGAAACAAACAAACTCCGAGAAAACAACTTGCTTTCATGCTTGATATTTGGAAGCCCGTTCTCTCTCCGTGAGTCAAAAATGCTTTGTTTGATATTTTAAACCTTCCGGACGACGTTTTTTATCACATTGATTTGATAAAATGCAAGAAGAAAAAAAACAAAAATTCAGAGACGAACTCGAAAACATAACAAGGGAGCTTGTGAAATTAAATAATGAGTTCGAGATCCTTCAACAACAAATCGACGAGATCGATGAGGTTGAAAAAAATGCAGAAATGAAAGAATTGTGTTCTCAAAAATGAGTTTTAAAAGCAAGAATTGATTCTTTGGAAAATAGAAGAAATCATTTAATAAATCTTTTAAATACTGCAAAAGACTAATCATGGAACGAAAAAGCACCGCATGGGATTATGGGGACGAATACGCATTCGGAAACGACGTTGAATTCATAATTCCAAAAATTGAACATAATATCCGACCTCATGGGAATCAATGAGAAAACACGGAGACAAAATCCGCTTGCACAATAGTTTGAGCCGTCAACGGATTGATCCGTTTGTTTTGAATTGATTTGGATAAAAAGACAACGAATAAATTATATATTGAAGTAGTTAAATATTGTGAGAAATATTGATATATTATCGGAGAAGGACGAGCAACGCCAACAGCTTGCAATGTTGTTTGTAAACGACGGAATGAAATCGGATTCAAAGCATTTAAAAAAGAAAAAGTTTTCCGGAATCGTTTATATTATTCAGATCCAAAAATCATTGAAGCATTGGAGAAATGACACATTGTTTGATTCACAAAATGCGTGAATTTTTGAACGGATCAAGTTGAATGATTGATTCGACGTGATAAATATCCGAAATTCATCGGACACAGATTAAATCGAGCATGAGTCAATCGAATTTCTGCGACATGATGAGCGGACATTTCAAAGGCGGAAAGATGAGCCGTTGACAATTATCACGGACAAATTTGAGAGTTCTTTGCGTTCAAGGAATTGAAAAAATATATCAATAATTGAGTTTACGCATATTGATATTTGATTTTGCCGGAATCTTGCATGAAAACAAGCATTGAAGAAGAAAAAGCAAGGATTGCAAGAATGAAAGCCGTCAACGCAACAATCGGAGTCTTGACTTCAACTCGATGAGACATGGACGAAGCATTTCAAGAGCTTTCATCGTCTTATGCACAAGCATTGAGAGACGAATATAAAGACGCAAGAAAAATTGAAGAGAATCAAGAAAAAAAAGTTTATCAAGCAATCGTTGACATTCTCTCATATTCATGGAAATTTGCATGAGAAGAAGAACAAGAAAAATATTCAGAATTGGCAAATTTTTTGAGAAAAAAACATGATCTCAAATAAGTTGGCTTTCTGTTTAGAATAGCAAAAAGGATATATCATTTCGATATATCCTTCCTTTTTTATAAGTTATCAATTGCAAATTGTGCTTCTTCTTCCGTGAACTTCTCTCAATGTTCGGAAATCAATTGTTTATAAAGATTCTGTTTTGACATATTCATTGAATCTTGATATTTTTTAGCTTTTTGAAGTGCGTTTGCTTTATAATCTCGATCAAGATTATCGATCGCATATTGTGCGGATTCTTTGTCGAATCATTCTCAATATTCGGAAGTTAATTGATCAAAGATTCATTGCTTTGACATATATAAAGATTCTGCATATCTTTGAGCTTTTTTCAAAGCATTCCTATATTCTTTTGGAACTGATGAATCCTCTGCAACTGTTTGAGTTTGAATCGTGCTTGAATGTCTTGTTGAACTTGTTGGCATTGGAGTATTCAAACAAGATTTTATAAAAGAAAAAAGAACGATGATGATAAATCAAAAAACAATATATTCTCGCCATTTTGTTTTGCTTTTTGGCGTTTCTGTTTTTGTTTCTTCTTTTTTTGATTCTTCTTTGTTCAAGAATTCTCAACAATGCTTGCATTTTATAGCAGTTGCAAGGATTTCTTCTCAACAGAAAGGACAATTCTTTTTTTCTTTCATGATTTTTGCTTGTAGTGAATAAAATTGTTTTTCATTTAAACAAAATTAAATCAATTTTCAAGTTTTTTTGTTGAAAATATGAGAGCTTTTTATATACTAAAAACGAGTCAAAAGACTCTTGCTTGTAGTATTGGAAGACCATTTCAATGCAGAAAAAAACCTCTCATTCGTGGGAGGCTTTTTCTTATATTTAATTATTAAATTATTTAATTTCGATTCTTAACAATTGATTTTAAAGAATGTCTTCTTATAAAACGCAAAGCATTATGGCGATTGACTCAAAATATTTCTCAAATCTCCGTGATTGAATATCAACTTTCAATCATTGCGATGAATTGTCTTTGAATTGTTGGATCTCTTAATGGACGAGATTCAAATTTTTTCTTCTTTTTCTTGAATAAATCTGCAATTCTGCTTCGGAATGATTTCTTGTTTTCAATCTTCTTCAAACGTTTGATTTGACTTTGTTGTTTTTTGAGTTTGTCTCTCAAAATTGAGTTTTCTTTCATAGCTTTTGAGAATGCGACTTTATATCGTTTCTCGGGAGCGTCGAACAGTTTTTCTTGTTTCATGTTGCTTGTATAGTTAGGAATTAAAGAACAAAAAGAATATATCGAACAAGTTTGATGATCGTTGCAATGCAAATCAAAGGAATTGCAACAGAAAGGAAACAAACAACAATCAAGAAAAATCGTTCAATAAATGATAGCTTTGTTTTTTTCTTTGTTGGAATTGGATTCATTGTTTTTAATTATTGGAATAAATTTATTATTTTGTCCAAGAATTCTCTTGAAAATTTATTCGTGTATTGATTGGAAATATCAAAATCGAATGAATTCATTGGCAATCTCATTGGAGTATGTTCAACCATTGGGAACTCTCTCAAATTTATGTGTGATTTATATCAATAACGTTCAAAATCTGTTCAAGCTCGAACAACGACAGATTGATTTCAAAATGCTTTTGTTGCATGATGAAGACAAGAATCACAAGCCAACAAAGGATATCTTGCACAAAGTGAAATGATCCGTCTCATGTCCGGCATATCCAAAGAAACGCAATTTTGCAATTTTGGTTGATCGTTTCTTTCGACAACGTAAACCGTGAAACCTTTTTTGATTAGTTCGTTTGCAAGATATTGAGCGTCTTCAACTCTTATTGAACGATAACTTTTATCTGCTCCGTTTGCTTGCATAGTGCTTCAAAAAGGTTGGAACAATATTGGCTTTTGTCATTCAAGAACATTTCAAATTTTTTCATGTTCTGCAAGATAAAGAATTGGCTCTGCAATTTTATCAAGTCAAAGTTGTCTCTTTACGATTTCAAGCCGGTTGACTCATTTGTTGAAGAATTCCGGATCTGTATATGGCTCAATTTCAATATAATCGTTTCACTTGATAACGTCTTCAAACAAATTGCGATCATCGAGTCCATGAATTTTCTTGATGAACGGATTCCCCCAAAATGCAAGCGGTCGAGACGCAATAACTTCAACGTCTTGTTGCTTTGCTTTTTCCGTGATTGCTCCGGTCATTGCAATGTTCCTTCCCAATCATCAATCAATTTTGATGATGAGTTTTCTCTTCGGAATCTCTTTCAATTCCTTTTGAGTTTCTGTTGCTTTTGCTTTCATTATTTAATAATAAATTTAAAACACAGCCCGAACAATCGCAATCGCTCCCATTATTGCGAGAGTGATTGCAATTGAACAAATGATAATAATTCAAAATTTGATAATATTGAGAAATGTTTTCATGCTTATTCTGTTATTGTAAAACGACTTTTGACATAATTCTTGCACCTTTGATTCGTTCCCTTGATGATCCTATCCGGTCAATAAAATTTCGTTCATGATTTCCGTTTTTGATAACAATATTCGACTTGAACTCTTCGATTTCCGAAGTATTCTTCCGGAATCTTATGAAATCTTTCATTCATTTGGCATAATCCGAAAGCGTGTCCGTTGTCTCATATTGCATTGACGTCTCGATTTCCGTTTTCGCATTCCATTATTGAAACAAGCTCCATTCCTCAAAGCTTATAAGCATATTGAACGGCTTGTTGTTTCTCGTCTTCCGGAATGAATCATTCATGCCAAATTGTTCAATTGAAGTTTGCTTTGAATTCCGGATTCTGTTCTTCATTTGGATTTGTGTTTGGTTGAATTATTGGATCAATAATTTCTTCAACTTTCGATTCTTCATGAACTTGATTTTTTATTGAGGTTGACTCCTCATCGATAAACCCAAATCATTCAAATTCTTCTCTTGAATCTCTTTCATTTCCTTTCTCAAATCATTGTTTTTCAATTGAAGTTCTGCTTGTTTTGTGTCATATTTAGCATTGACGCTTTTTAATTCTTCTTGACGAAGATATTCTTGAACTTTCCATTCTTGTGAATTCTTGATGATTTCTTCTTGAATGATTCCGACTCTTTCGACGTCTCTTTGAAATCATTGTGCTTCATAAAGTTCATTTTTTGTTGTTTGAAGTTCTCATGCGAGAACAAGATATCATCAAAGGAAGATGATCAATAAAATTCCTAAAATAATTGTGAGAATGTTTTTTGCTTTTTCGTTCATGTTTATTTGTAAAGAATAAAAGTTTTAATTCACAGCGTCCGGAATATAAATTCACAATTCCATTGACGCAAAATCTTTGATTTTTTCGACATATTCGGAGAACTCATTCTTGTTGAGTTCTTTGCTTGACGGGAACTCGTCTCAATCAATAAACTTTCTCTTGAAATAATAATGAAGCTCCTCTTTTTCTGTTCCGGTTGATTCTTCAATCAATTCCAACACGACTCCCCAATAATATGAATTTTGTTGAAGAGATCTTGTTCCGTGTTTTGTGATTTTGATTGAATAAATTCCGTTTTTCCTTGTCTTTATATATTCTGCAAGTTTTTGAGGATTCTCGATTCTTCCGTTCTCGATTGAAACAAGCAATTTCATTTATAAAATGTCGTCAAGTTGTAAAGTCTGCAAATAGTCCGCTTTTTTCATTGCACGATTGAGAAGCGTCTCAATTTCTTCAATGATTGAATCGTCCCATGCAAATTCAATTCTGTTTCATATTCGTTCTTTTGGCGGATTTATACGCAACCAATCTTTCATATCGTTGACAGTTGCTTCTTTCATGAAATCCGGAACGAGTTCTTGCAAATCTGCTTTCAATAATTCTTTCGGAACGCTTGCACGTCCTTTTTTTATTTCTTGAATATATGCCGGAAGTTTTTCTCCCGTTTTTTTATATCGTGCGAATTGATAAAGTTTCATTTGTTGTCCGTATTTTTCGACAGCTTCTTCCGGCTTTGTGAATATTGAGACGGTTTTGTGATCGAGAATATAATCTCAATAAAAAGCGTCGAACTTTACTTTCAAATTATATTTATCATTCAATTCGATGATGATTTCTTTTTCCGATTCGATAGGCTTTGGAAGATCCAATGTCTTGAAGTTGTTCAATGCTTCCGAAACGCTCAAAGAAGCAAGAGCAACTTCTTCGTCCGTTGCTCCGTTTTCTTTGAACTTTTTTTCCATATTTCAGAGAATGAACTCCTTGTTGAAATCTCCAAACTTGCAATAAAAATCCATGCAAGAGGCAAACGCTTCTCCAATTGCGAAATAAGGCTTGAAATCGTTTTCCCATTCTCCGAGAACGTATCATTTAAACCATTGACGATTGTCTCATTTCAAGAGATTTATTGATCGATTTGATAAATTTATTTTTTTTGCCATTATTTATCGTTAGGGAATAAATCGTTCATTGTATTTTGAACAACTTTGTCTTCGAGTTTTTTTTCAAGTTCAATGTTTTTAACTTCGAGTCTTGTTTTTTCGGATTCAAGATTCATTATTTTTTCTTTTTGCTCATCGAATTTTTTATCAATAAATGAGATCAAAGAATTTTGATTGTCATGGATAGCGACTTCAAATGAGTTCCTTTTATATCGTCAATTGATATAAATTTCTCAATTTGCAATTACTCAAATAATTGCGTCGTCCTTATAAATGAATTGTCATTTGAATTCATTTTTTATTGTGTATTCTCAAACATTGATTCATTCACAATATTTGAGATTATCGAGTGCGAGTTTTAAAAGCTTGTTCATGCTTGCAGTTTATAAAGAAGATAAAAAGTCATTGAGTTTTGAAATCATTTCCTCCGAAATCGTATATTTCACGACGATTTCATTTTTCTTTGCAATGATCTCATCGAGTTTCTTTCATGCCGTCCATGTCTTGAACTTCTCGAAATTAGCGTCAAGAAAATCCGGCTTCTTTGTGTTTGTTGTATTTTTTGCAACATTCTTTCTTGTTGCAGTTGCTCCGTCGTCGTCTTCTCATTCGATGATAAGATTCAACAAAGCTCCGAGATTGTATCTCTTGAAATAAGTTATTGCAGATCCCATTTTTTGAGGATCAATATCTTTGCTCAAAGGAATCATTGATTGCTTTGTTTCTCATGATTCAAGATCCGTGATTGTTGTTTCAAGGAACAATGTTTCCGAATAGTCTTGAATTGCATGAGAGACAAGAATCTTCAATTCATTTAATTCCTTTCAAATCTGTTCCCAAATAAAATCGTAGCTTGAATAAGAATAACTATATTTTCAACCGCTCTTCATGAGAACGTCTGCGGTTGCATTCCTTTTGATAACGATATTCTTTTTTTGAAACTCCATGAGTTTCCCATTTAATGTTGTTGAAGTTGTTTCCGTCATTTTAATTGTCGTTTGAAATAAATCTGCTTTCATATATTTTCCACAAATGTTCCGTTCAATTTGTTTTGAGTCATTTTGATTCCCTCTCGTTCAAAATCTCTCTCAACTTCTTTTGAACTTCCTTGTCTTGCGACAAGATGAATAAATCCATGTCGTTCGGAGTGAAAGGGAAGAAATCATCAACCGAAGTCAAACGATTGAATCCGACTCAATCAACGATGATATAATCTTTTGATTTATCGGAGAGCAATCTTGCAACTTCTTCCATGCTTGCCGGAGTGTTGAGAATCGTTCAATTCTTCAACCTAATGCAAGTCAATTGCTTGTATTCTTTTATTGCGTTCATGATTTTATGCTCATGGTAAAACTCAAATTGAATTTTGATTGATTGCTTGCATTTTCATTCAATTGTTGATGATCTTGTCATAATGACGATAAATCATTTCGCAATTTGTTATCTTTCAAGCTCGGAATTTATCCGACATTGAGATTTCGATGACAGCGAGAGCAAGCATTTCGCTTGTCATGTTGAATCTTTCCGCAACGCTTTTGAACTTCTTTGATTTGTTTATATTCGTTGCATTTATCCGTTCATTTGCTCCGGATTTGTATATCAATCAAAGCGATTCAACTTTGGCTTTGATT